TGATAAGTTTTTCAGCTTCGGCTAGTCTAGCCTTATACTGTTCTACAGTATCTTGTTTTTGTGAAATGAGAGAATTATATTCTTCTTCATCGGTAGCGGTGAATCCGAAATCAAAATCATCATCATATTCATTGAGAATTTTTTGGGTATCTTTGTCTAGTGGCATATTAAATAAAACAGGAGAGATTTAGTTGGTCTTTTCTAATTGTAACAGATTTTCCGTCAACTGGCGCTATATTAAATGGTGATTTTTTATTTGCGGGTATTGAGAACTGCATTTCAAATGTAAACTGGTAATTACCACCACCTTTGTATTGTACACGGGCTCGATATGTTGCCTTAGCCGATTTACCAAACATTGGAACATCTTTTAACTTTAATGGATTTTTAGAACCCATCAAATAGAAACCATGTGTACCAACATTCACATAAAACGTATCTTTTTTATTATAGTATTCTTCAATCTTGCTTGCCGCAATTTCGCCACGAATATCTGAAAATGTATCTCGGTCTCTTTCGTATCTCTGCTGGTTTGTTAACTTACCAGCAGTGGCTTCCCATAACAAATCTTTATCTCTTTTAAATGGAATTTCTTTACATTGTTTTTTTATAATATCGAACAGTCCAACTTCTTTTGCTAAATCGGCGATGAATTGTTTTTCATCATCATCTTTTTTAATTTCACCAAATTTCCATGGATTCTTTTTGTCTTTACTATCATATTTCATCACAAGAGAACCGGCTGATGCGGCAGTGATTTTTAATTCACAGCCAGCTTTCTTCTTGTTATATTCTAACATCAGGTCTGGTTGGTCACTGCCAGCGCCAGCAGGAATAAAATTCTTGGGAACAAACCCTAAAGGTTTTAATATATTTGCGGCATTCACTTCGTATTGAAAACCTTGTTGTGCGGCCATGTATAAACACTCCAAATGGAAGTATTTATACTTTGAATCCTCCAAAATCTTTCTTCTTGAAGTTACCATTTTGTTGTGAAGGTCTTTGTGTTGGATTGTGTCCAGCATCAGCCAAACCTGATTGTGCGTCCTGTTCCACATCATACAGTTTCATCTTCGACCTGTCAACACCAAGAACGAATCTTTTATGTGCTGTTGGATCCGAGTAACGATTCTTCAACTGTTTTACCATAATCTGACCGAGTGCTTCAAGTTCTTCGGAAGAAATGAGAGCAAACATCATGTCAGCGGTGGCTGGCAAACCGAAACTTTCACTTGTATCTTCGAGTCCGGGGTCGGATGAAGTAAAACCGGACCGTGTTGTTTGTGTAGCAGATACAATTGGGACTCCGAATTCAACGGCAAGTCCTCGCAATTCTTCTGCAATGGATTTAACATAAGTGTAGGAGTTGATGTTTGCACCTGCCTTAATCCTTGATGAACAACAAATATTAAGATAATCAATGAAGATAATATCAGGTACAAAAGATTTTTTAAGGTTAAGTTCATTTAACAACGTTCTAAAATGTACAGCAGATGCAGATGCTGTTGGATATTCTTTAATAATTAATTTACCTGTAGTCATCTCTTTGACACGCTTGACCTTTTTATCATACAGGTCTTTAGGAAGTTGCATCAAATCATCAATAGACACATTCAATAAATTTGCATCTATACGTTCTGCAATTTTTTCCTCAGCCATTTCCATGGTGATGTATAGTACATTTTTACCTTGTGACATAGCACCAGCGGCGACATGACACATAAAAAGGGACTTACCGACACCAGTGCCAGCCAAGGCAATATTAAGGGTTTTCTTAGGTAAACCACCCTTCGTGATTTTGTTGAAGTAGTCAAGGTCGAACGGAATTCTTTCTTCTGTTCTGTGGTAGAATTCATAACGACCATCGGAATCTTCTAAATAATCGTGACCAACCGAGTTATCGAAACTTACTGCAAGTGCATCGGATAGAATTTTAGGAATTGCACCTTTGTCATTGGTCTTATCTTTGCCATCAAGAATAGAAATAGAATTTAAGACTGCATTATAAATGGCTTTTTCCTGGCAGAACTTTTCAGTTTTGTCGATGAGCCAATTGTTATCAGTTTTTTGTTCCGTCTTTGAAGATTGTTCAATTTCTTGTAGATAAGTTTCGCACTTCTCCACTTCTTCATTTGTGAGATTACGCCTCTCTTTGATGGCCAATGTAATCGCTTCAACTGATGGTGTACTATTGTAAGCATTTGTAAATGATAAGATTTCATCATAAATTACCTTTTCACTTCTATCTGTGAAATATTCATCTTTGAGGAAGGGTAAAGCCTTCCTCAAATAGTCTTCATTTTGTATCAGATTCCTCAGAATAGTCTGTTCCAACTTCATCAATAATTCCTTTATCTATATTCTGTGACATGATACTAACCAGAACATCACCAATGTGATTCTTGAAATTCATGTCCTTTTCGAGTTCTTCCTTTTGCATCGGAGACTCTAATACATTATACACGAATTGCAGATAGATGGCACCATCTTTCTCCTCCTCAAACTTCACTTTACCATATTGATAAACGGTATCAATGTATTTTCCAGAGAGTAGTTTGACACCAACTGTAGTTTCTTCCGATTCAGGAATCACATAGTTAAAATCAACACCTTCTTTATACTGGTTCATCTTCTACCTCAATTTCCTTTTGAATGATTTCTCCCGCCGCAACACGGTATTTGTCTTCGATGAATTTCCTAAATGTTGCATCTTTCAAAATTGACATCCAGAAGTCTTTAGTGTCTGTATCTTTAATACGATACTTCTTTTCTTCTACTTCGCCGGTGGCCACATCCACTTTGCTATACCACCCATTTGAGGGTTTGATGACATGTCCGGATTCCAGCGCAATATCAAGTAAGCCTGACCAACGGCTAATGCCACCGTCAAAAGATACAGAAACAGGGATTTTAGATTTTTCTTTAACATATCTACTCTTTTCTACGTTAATAATAAAATTGTAACCAACGATTTCAGTTCCTTCTTTTTCTTGCTGGCGACCAATGATGAAAATATTGTCAGCAGAATAATAAGAACCCGTACCACCACCAACAATATCTTTCGGGAACATACCAATTTCTTTGTATGTGTGATTCACCACAACCATCGGAATATCTTTGAGTGACAAGTGTGGAGTTACCATACGGAACAAAGACTTAACTTGTTTAGCACGTGACATATCTGCAACGGATTTACCTTCAAGTGCATCATCAACTTCTTTCTTTGAAGCCAAGTTACCGATTGAATCGATAACGATAATCAATCTTTCACCACGTTCAAGATTGGTGAGTTGTTGCATGATATCAAACTTTAATTGTTCAATGTCAGTGAGTGGTGTATGAAGAACACGATTAGTGTCGATACCAAAGCTATCAAAATAACTCTGCGGAGTACCAAATTCAGAATCGTAAAAAAGAAGTGCGGCATCAGGGTATTTGTCCAAGTACGATTTGGCCATCAAAAGTGAGAATGCTGTCTTAAAATGTTTTGATGGACCCGCCCACATTGTAAGACCTGGTGTTAAGCCACCATCCAATTTACCAGACAACGCAACGTTGATAATTGGTACAGAGGTTGGAATCATATCCTTATCCAAAAAGAATTTGGATTTTGCCAAAATGGCTGAATCTTTAATAGAACTGTTCTTTTTAATTTTGTCCAAAATGCTCATAATTTTTCCTTTAATCGAATAGTGAGTTTGTTCGTTCCGTTGTCCAGTCCATACAATCAAGAATGACTTTAATTGGCTCTAGAAATGTTTTGTCGAATTGCATGTTGTAATCAATGCAATCTTGAAGACCAAATTCAGGAGGTAATCTTCCTGGAAATGATACTACATTTTCTTTGAATATGTTTGGTGTTTTTAGATAAGTAAATTTAATCTTTTCACCCTCTTGAATCAACGGATACTTCTTTGATAGACCTTTTTCTTCAAGGTACTTATTATATAGCAGAGCACCTCTTACGTGGATTGGTGTACCTTTCGAATATATGGTAGTCTTGTTTCCATATTCTTTCAGACCATTGATGCCACGTGGAAATGAAATATCTTCCACATTTAACTTCTTGAATTCGGTTCGGAATGTATCAATGAATTTGTGCATGTCAGATTCCGTACCCTTCATCATAATCTGAAGTGCTTCTTTCATCTTCTCACGCACAGGCGCAGGCGTGGAAGACTTAATCATTTCCAGACCCATGACCTTCATGTCAGGTTCGGTATATTGAACACCTTCATTGTTATACACGTGCATGATATAACGTTTCTTGGCAGTCCAGATACCTTTGTCAGCCAATGCTTCACGTTTCATTTGCATCTTTTGGTCATATGCGTGTACATAGTCTGCCAATTCACCATATGATTTGTCGATGAATGGTTGAATCTTTTCTTCACAGATTTTATCCATAAAAGAAATGACTTTATTCTTATCAGAAGTGTCTTTAATAAACTTGTCAACCAATTCACTGAGACGGAGATAAATCGAATCTGTATCAGACGCAATCACATAGTCTTTATTGGTCTTCAACAAAGAGTTCATGTAACCATTGATCTTCCCTTCAATCCAACGAATAGAAAACTGGCCAGCAGTAGTGACACCCAAAGCCATCCGAAGGTCGTAAAATCTAAAATACTGAGAACCCAAAGCGCCATAAGCAGAATTGAGAGAGACTTTCTTAGCGAGTTGTAGGTTGTTGTATCTGGCGATACGCTTTTCAATTTCATACTTTTTGGAATCATCTTTTTCGGCCTCATAATCTTTCTTGGCTTGAATCATCATCTTCTTAAACTTCTTACGATCCTCATACATTTCTTCCATCATCTTTGGCAAGAAGCCTTGTATATCGGTGCGGAAGAATTGACCGTTTGGAGTGATTGTTACATTTTCGAGAGTAGATAAATCAACTTCTTTTTTCAGAAGTTTATCAACAGTGACACCCTGTGAAAGAACATCACGCATTTCTTGTGTGTAATTTCCGGGTTCAATCAGAGTCTCGGGTGAAATATTATACTGCATCATCAAGTGTGGATACAATGAGTTCAAGTCGAACGATGCAACCCAATTGTGAAGACCAACTTGTGGATCTTTTACGAAAGCACCTTCAAACGCTTCACTCTTTTCTTTGATAACACGTGGAGGAACCACAATGTTTTGATTCATCAAGTGATTATATGTCAGAGCATCCCACATTCGTGTCTGTGCAAACACATCGTCATAGTTGGTTTTTGTGTCATAAGCCAGAGTCAGTGCAAGTTCTAATAACTTGAGTTTATCTTCAAGTTTCAGAATCAAATCAACGTCTTTGATGTTGTATTCAATAAAGAGTTGGTAGTTCAAACGATAAAGCTGGTGCAGGTTCTCATATTCTTCATATGAGATTTTACCTTCACCGAGTTCAAATTGTGCGATTGCGTCAAGGCGATAAGATTCTTGTGATTTGCCATTTGGTGAATACCATTTATACAGTTCAAGATAATCGAGGTCGCCGACACCAACAAGTTCATAAACCGTCATTTTACGGTTCATAACAAATGCTTGGCGTTCAGAGATGATGTTCCACGGAGACAACTTCTTAGCCTCATCTTCACCGAGAACCTTACGCATACGATTTACAAGATATGGTACGTCAAAGAACTTGGTGTTCCAGCCAGTGAGTGCATCAGGACATTTCTCTTGCCAAAGTTTAAGGAAGAACTTGAGTAAGTGATATTCGTCTTTGCACTTCATGTAACGTTCTGTACCCTTGACCTCATAATCACCACAGCCGAAAACGAACATATGCCCACCGATAAAACGGAGGGCAATAGCAGTAACAGGTTCATTGGCAAGATAAGGATCAGGGAAGCCGTTCTCTGAACCGACCTCAATATCGATAATTGCAATAGAAACTTTATCAAAGTCCCAATCAATCATTTCTTTGTGCTGTTCGCCGATGAATGCATATTCAAAACGATTCTGACCATAAATTGTTTTACCGGATACACCTTCGAACTGACGTAGATAGTCACGTGCTTCACGCATCGTTCCGAATTTATGTGGTTGGAGATACACACCATCTAGTGATGTGTAATTTGTAACCTTGCTTGACTTTTCGTATAGTGTTGGCTGGTATGGAATCTTTAGTTTCGTTCTTTTACCGTCAGTGACACCACGGTAAAGAATGTTGCTACCAACAGATTGTACGTTTGTGTAAAAAAGAGCCATTAACCGGTGATGATTTGAGTTGGAGGGGTAATGATACCGGAGCCAAACATCTGATTGTAGTTGTCAGAAATGTCCGATGCTGGTGTGTAATTGTATACAACATGTAGTGGTTCCACAAGAATAATTTCACCTTGTTTTTGTTGAGAGAAAGCTGGGAAAGGAACAAAACCCATCTGAGGTGAAGCTCCGGCAACTTTTGGTGGAACCATACGCAACTGTACTGGATTTTTAAGTTGCAATTGACCTTGCTGATTTACAGAAACATCAGCGATGACTTCTTCACCCGTTACCAATTTAATACCTTGAATATTCATAATTATACCTCTGCGTTGAAAAAGAATGTTTGGAACAATCGTCCATTA